GGATAGACAATCACTTATAGAATGTGGTTGGTTAGAAACAATAGATTTAGATGAAGTTGGTAAAGTAAGATGTAAGTTTGATACTGGTAACGGTTCAAAGGCTTGTGCTTTACACGCTGATAAAATTTTAGATGACGGTAAAATAGTTAAATGGAAATATGATGGTAAAACTTATAGTAAACCTAGACACGGTATAAGTAAAGTGTTTAGATCAAATGCTACAAATGAACCATCTGAAACAAGACCAACTATATTAATGGATATTACATTTAATGGTTTTACTTATAAAGATGTAGAGATAGGTTTAGACCAAAGACCAAGGTCAGGTTCAGACTTACTGGTAAATAGAGATTTAATGAGATTAATGAATTTGAGTGTCAACCCTAATAGAACTTTTGTATTAAGTAAAAGGTTGAGACCAATTGAAAAAGAAGGCCGACCAAATAAAGTTGGTTTTGATAAGAAATAGCATTGACTTTTTAGTCAAAGTGTGGTATATTATAATGAATAAGGAGAAATATTATGTCAAGTGAAGTAAAAATATTAAGACTATCTACTGGCGAAGATGTTATCGCTAAGGTAGGTGAAAATGATCAAGGTGTAAGTTTAAACAAAGCGTTTGTAATTATACCTCAACAATCAGCACCAGGACAACCTGTTCAATTGATGATGTCTTTGTATAATGCTTTTGGTAAAAGTGATACCATTACATTAACAAAAGATAAGATTGTTTTTATGACCGATCCTAAAGATGAGATACTAAAATCTTACGAACAAAATACAAGTAGAATAATAACAAAAGCCTCAGGTTTAATTACAGAAAATTCAGTACCTAAACTTTAATGATTACTGTCTATTTTATGAGAGGACAGGAAAAGATTCCTGTTCAAGTTGAAGAAGGTATGTCCTTGATGGAGGCGGCTAGAGATTTTGCTAAAACATCAATAGATGAAATACCTGCTGATTGTTCAGGTTGTTGTGCCTGTGCCACTTGTCACGTTATTATAGACAGAGAATGGATAGGTAAAGTAGGTGAGGCAGATTATGATTCTGCTGAAACAGAATTAATTGAATATGAAAAAAACTATGATCGTATGAGAAGTAGATTAGCTTGTCAAATTCAATTAGAAAAAAAACATAATGGTTTGATAGCACATTTGCTTGATAATCATAAATTGTAAGGGGGATTAGCTCAGTTGGGAGAGCGCCTGATTTGCATTCAGGAGGTCGCAGGTTCAACTCCTGTATCCTCCACCAAAATTTATTATGAACTTTTATAAATCAGTTATTGAACACAGAGGTAAATTACTTGTTCGTGGTATTCACGGCGGTAAAGATTACAAAGAAAAGATTGACTTTGGTCCTACTTTGTATGCCTTGACACAACAAGAAACTGAATATAAAAATTTACAAGGTCAATATCTAAAACCTATTACATTTAAAAATATAGACGGTGCTCGTAAGTTTAGACGAGAAGTTGTGACACAAAACTCGCCAATCTATGGACTTGAAAGATACCATTATCAATATATTGGTAAAGAGTTTACTAAAAATATACAATGGTCAAAAGAGTTTATTAAAATATTTACACTTGATATAGAGACTAGTTGTGAAAATGGTTTTCCAGATGTAGAAAATCCTATTGAAGAATTACTTTGTATTACCGTTAAAAATCAAACTAACAAACAGATTATTACTTGGGGCGTAGGCGACTTTAAGACCGATAGAACAGATGTAACTTATGTAAAATGTAAGAATGAAAAAGAACTTATATTTGAGTTTATGAAATTCTGGTTAAAAAATCATCCAGATATTATTACAGGTTGGAATACAAAGTTTTTTGATTTACCTTACTTAATGAATAGAATTAAACTAATAGCTGGTGATAAAGTTGCTAGTAGAATGTCGCCTTGGAACTTAATACAAAGAGAAGAAATACAAGTAAGAGGTAGAACTCAAACTGTTTATGACTTATATGGTATTACTAATTTAGATTACCTTGACTTATACAAATGGTTCATACCACAAAGACAAGAGAGTTATAAACTTGACTTTATTGGTCAACTAGAACTTGGTCGTGGTAAAGATGAAATGCCATACCCTACATTTAAAGAATGGTACGAGAAAGACTTTCAATCATTTGTTGATTACAATATACAAGACGTAGAGATTGTTGATGGCCTAGAAGATAAATTAGGTTTAATTGACCTATCATTAACTGTTGCCTATGAAAGTAAAGTAAACTATGGTGATATATTTTCACAAGTTAGAGTATGGGATACTTTGATAGCAAATCATTTAATGAAAAAAAATATATGTGTACCTCCTAGAGAAGAACATATAAAAGAGACGAAGTATGAAGGCGCTTATGTAAAAGAGCCTCAACTTGGTCAGCACAAGTGGGTTGTTTCGTTTGATATTAACTCCCTATATCCACATATTATCATACAATATAATATTTCTCCAGAAAAGATATTAGGCGTTAAATCATCTGGCGTTTCCGTAACAAAGATGTTATCAAACCAAACACCACTTGCTCATTTAAAAACAGAGGGTGCTTGTATTACACCTAATGGTGCTATGTTTAGAAATGATAGTCAAGGTTTCTTACCTGAAATGATGGAAACAATGTACAATGAGCGTGTAATTTACAAGAAAAGAATGTTAAAAGCAAAACGAGAATATGAAAAAACTAAAGACCCTAAACTTGTAAAAGAAATATCTCGTTGTCATAATATACAATGGGCAAGAAAGATTGCCTTAAACTCAGCTTATGGTGCTGTTGGTAATCAATACTTTAGATACTATGATGTAAGACAGGCAAGTGGTATAACAACTGCTGGCCAATTTATTATTAGATTTATAGAAACTAAAGTTAATGAATACTTAAACAGAATATTACAGACACACGACAAGATAGATTATATCGTGGCCTCAGATACAGATTCAATTTATGTTACACTTGACAAGTTAGTAGAAAAAACTTGTGAGGGTAAGACTAATGACCAAATATGTAATTTTATTGACAAGGTTGTTGGCAGTAGAATAGAACCATTTTTAGAAAAATGTTTTGGTGAATTATCTGATTACACAAATGCCTTTAAAAATTGTATGGTGATGAAACGAGAAGTTATCGCTGACAAGGGTATTTGGGTGGCCAAAAAGCGGTATATGTTAAATGTACTAGATGAAGAAGGCGTAAGACTTTCTGATCCAAAGTTAAAACTAATGGGTATAGAAGCTGTCAAGTCTAGTACACCGCAGGTCTGTCGTGGTAAAATTAAAGAAGCTATTAAGATTATAATGGCTAAAGAACAATCAGATTTACATAAGTTTGTGTCAGAATTTAAAAAAGAATTTTTAGAACTACCTGCTGAGGCAATATCATTTCCTAGAAGTTGTAATAACATTAAAAAATATAGAGACAGCAATAGTGTGTTTATTAAAGGCACACCAATACACGTTAAAGGTGCTTTGATTTACAATCATCAACTAAAACAATTTAATCTAGGTAGAAAATATCCTTTTATACAAGATGGCGATAAGATTAAGTTTCTTAAATTACTAGAGGCAAATCCATTTAAGTTTGATGTAATAAGTTATATGACAAAACTACCAACAGAATTTAAACTAGAACAATATATTGATTACGAACTACAATTTGAAAAAACATTTTTAGATCCTATGAGATTTATATTACAAGCAATAGGCTGGAAACACGAACCAACGGCAAGTTTAGAGGCATTTTTCGGATGATTACTAGTTTATTACTTTTGTATTTTACAATTTTTGTATTCTTTAATTTTGGTCAAAACATAGCTAGAACACCAATGGATACAAAAGTATTTTTAATTATAATGTTATTGATATGGATATTAGCAAAAAATATAACATAATTTATTCTGATCCACCTTGGACATTTACAACTAGGTCTGATAAAGGCAAGGGTAAAAGTCCAGAAAATCACTATAATTGTATGTCATTAAAAGATATTTGTAATCTACCAGTAAATAATATTGCTGAGAAAGATTGTGTATTGTTTATGTGGGTTGTTGACCCTTTATTACATAAAGCATTTGAAGTCATAAAGGCCTGGGGCTTTGAATATAAAACGGTAGCGTTTACTTGGGCAAAACAGAATAGAAAATCACCTGGTTTTTTTACAGGTTTAGGATATTGGACTAGAGGCAATCCTGAAATGTGTTTACTAGCAACTAAAGGAAGACCTAAAAGAGTTAGTAAATCAGTAGCACAATTAGTCATAGATATTCGTAGAGAACATAGTAGAAAACCAGATAGAGTTAGAGATGACATTGTAAATTTATGTGGTGATTTACCTAGAATAGAATTGTTTGCTAGACAAAAAACACAAGGCTGGGATGTATGGGGGAATGAAGTATGACGGTAACAATAGCAATAGCTTGTAGCTTAGTGCCTATTATATTAATAGTTGGATTAATGGTGATGTGGAATGATGAAGACCCTAAATAAAGATCAGGCATTATATTGTGCTAAAATATTTAACGATTATTTTGGCCAGTTTAATAGAATAGATGAGTATATGAGAGACCAAAAGATGTCTCAATTAAATGATACTATATCTGCCAGTTTACCTGGTATGGGTCCTGAAACAGAAATATTTGATAATTTTGATATGAGTCCACAAGATATGGACTTTGAAATTACAGAACCAGATAATACAACATTTGATTCATTTTTAAATTTAATATCTTCACACACTAATATGTCAAGTGTGCCTGGTAAAAATTTAAAGATAGGTGTAAAAGAAAAGAATACTAATAAGTGGGTAGGTTTTATTAGATGTGGCTCGCCTGTAATTAATATGAAACCACGAAATGTTTTATTAGGTAATGTACCAGAGTTGGTAACATTTAATAAAACTTCTATTATGGGTTTTGTAATAGTGCCAGCACAACCATTTGGTTATAATTATCTTGGTGGTAAACTATTAGCTGCCATATGTTGTAGTCATTGGGTAAGAGAAAAATTAAATAACAAGTATGGTATGAACTTATCATTATTTGAAACAACAAGTTTATATGGTAATAGTAAATCATCTAGTCAGTATGATGGTATGAAACCTTATTTAAGATATAAAGGTCTAACAGTTAGTGACTTTATACCTTTGATACACGGTAAACCTTTCCACGATTTATCATCTTTTGTAGAACAACACGTAGGTAAATTAGTAAAAGATGACGCCTCTAGTAGAAAATTAAAACTAACAACGGCCATTATTGGTTTAGTAAAAAGAAGTTTAGACGGTAATGATTTAGATATGTTTAATACAACTATCAGTAATGCTAAAAAGTTAACAGAAAGAAAAAGATATTATACTTGTAATTATGGTATTAAGAATTATATAGATATTATAAATGGCAAAACTAAAGAGATGATCAGAGATGATAACTACGACAAGTTTAACCTAAATAATATTATAGAGTGGTGGAAAAAGAAAGCGACCAATAGATATAATAATCTTAAATCAGATAATAGAATGAGGAGAGAACTTGAAATATGGTCACCGAATGCTCAAATACAAATTATCAGATGATTACAAAAGAACAGTATAAAGATTTAAAAGAATATTGGGACTATCAAAGAATGATTGCCTATAATAAAGAAATGGTTTTTATGATGGCAAATAATTTTGAGGGTAGAGTTTATAATGATTTTGGTATGGTAAGCATAGATGAAATGAAAAATTTATTATGGACTAGAGTTAAACCCGAAGACTACGAAGAGCCAATAAAAGGTTGGGTGCCAGAGGATCCTAAATTAAGATTCGAATGGGAAGGGCAAGCTCATATGCCAAGATTAGATTTTGAATTACCAAAAACCAGAAGTGGTAGACCGGTAGTATTGAGAGCAAAAAAGAATGATAAAAGTATTTGACGATATAGTAGATATATTTGACCAAGAAATAATTAAACATCAAGTTATGAATGAGACTTGGTTTCAATATATAGATGATGTATCAATAGCAAACAATCAACATCAAAGACGACCAGGTTTTAAACACGTATTTGATTTAGATATGTTACACGATAGTATAAGAAAAGTTGTTAACAATTGTAATAAAAAAATAGGTAGAAAACCCATACAATTAGTTGATCAGTTAGTTGGTGATAGAATATTAGAGGCTAGGTCTTTCTTACAATTACCATTAGATACAAATTTTGCTGGCACAGGTGTTGATTCACCACATTTAGATAGATTTGAACCACATTTAGTATTTCTATATTATGTATGTGATAGTGATGGTGACACAATAATATATGATTACAAAACAAAAAAAGAGGGTGATGTGCCTTTCTTTGAAGATGTAAAAGAAAAGAAAAGAATTACACCAAAACAAGGTAGAGTTGTAGTATTTGATGGCCTATATTGGCATACAGCTGAACAGCCAAAAAAAGATGTTAGGTGTATCTTAAATTTTAATATAAGTAGTAATGGGACTTGACTTTATAAGAACAATGATATATAATAATAACAATAAATTTATGGAGGAATTGATATGAGTAATTTTCTAAAAGATATAATCAAAGAAACAGGTAATGAATACGCCACACTTGTTAGTGAGGGTGTTGATTCGGCAGACGTAACAAGTTTCATAGATACAGGTTCGTATTCTTTTAATGCTCTTTTATCAGGCAGTATATATGGTGGTATGCCTGGAAACAAAATAACAGCAATCGCTGGTGAAGCCGCTACAGGTAAAACATTTTTCGCTTTAGGTATTTGTAAACACTTTTTAGATACAGATAAAGACGCTGGTGTTATTTACTTTGAATCAGAAAGTGCTATCTCAAAAGATATGATTGAGGGCCGT